TGGCTTGGACGTAGTTCGGAACCACGGTCAGCTCGCCAAAGTCGGACATGTACACGTCAGCACCGCCGACGATGGTGGCCTGAGAACCCTTCTTCACGTTCACGCGGCTTGCAGCGATGCCGGTGAAAGCGGAGAAGCCAGCCTTGTGGCTTGGGGTCATGCTGATGATGCTCGGCATTTCACCGCTGTTGGTGTAGATGCTCTGCATCACGGTCTTCAGCTGGGCCTCAGCGAAGGCGCGGGCAGTACCTGCGACCGGTGCAACAGTGGCCAGGCCCGAAGTGTGGGCAGTGGTCGAGCCGCCGGCACCGTGGCTGGTGTTGGAGTACAGCAACACGCCCAGACCAGCCGACTTGCGCGCGGTGGTGCTGTTGCCCTGAACGGCCGGGTTGTTCGAGAGCACCATTGCTTCCAGGTCGCGCTTCAGTTCGACCATGCACTTGGAGACTTGATACTTCATCTCGCTGGAGCGGCCGGCAGACTTGGTTTTTTCCTGGGTGCTGGACACCACCGCCGTCTTGTCGAACAGCTGCACGGTGTTGGCCACACGATCAGTCGGGGTCAGCGACGTGCCGGTGCGATCATCGCCTTCAATGACGGCGTTGTCCTTGTTCGGCGCTGCCAGGTTGTCGCGCTGCCATTCGTGCAGGCGCTGGGTAGCCTTGAAGCGGCCGATGGCGGAAACGATCGGGGTTTTCTCCGGCGAGACCATGTAAATCTTGTCTTGCAGGTCTTCGCGGTTACCGACGGCGTCGTAGGAGTCAAAGGTATTGGTAGGTTGGGTCATGGCTTACTCTCCTCAGAGCAAAGCAGCCAAATCCTCGACACGGCCATTCTTTTTCAGGCGGTCGAAGGCGGCTTGATTGGTTCGGGGCTTTTGTGGGGCGGCCTGCGGCTTGATTGCCGGGGCTGCCTCAGCGACTTTCCGCATGGCTTGAGGCTGTTTGGCCTGAAGCTCCCGCCACTTCATGGCGTCATGCAGGATGTGGACGTGGCGGGCATCTACGAGGCCGTTCAGCTCCTCGGGCTTGATGCCGTAATGCTCTTCAGCTGCTTTGCGAATCTGCTGAGCGGTCTGCGGCCCAAAGTTCGGCAGTCGTGCGTGCAGATCCTGTTGAGCCTCGGTGAGCATTTGCTGACGTTGTTGCTCCGTCAGGTGCTGCGCCTGGGCTTGGGTCTGCTGCAGTTCTGAGAACTTGGTTTGCGCCTCACGCTGAAGCTGTTGATAGGCAATGGTCAGCTTTTGGGCCTGTGCCGGGTCCGCATCAACCAATGCGTTCCAGTCCAGAGCCTCGAATTGGGCTAGCCGATCCTGCACTTGGCGGAACTCGACAGCCTTCTCAAAGGAGGCGCCCAACACCTGCTCGCGCTGTTCAAGAGCGTGCGCGCGCTCCTCAACAGCCCGACGCTGATCGGCTACCTCTTGGGTTTTCTGGGTGTAATCCTTGTGCATGAGGACCATGCCCTTGAGTTCCTTCGGAACCCGGTAGGACTTGCCCTCGATCTCGACCAGTTCGCCGTCGTCTTCTTCCGCGGCTTCGGGTTGCTCGCCATCTTCGGGGAGTTCTTCCGCCTCGGCTACTTCGCCTTCTTCGACCTGCTCGGGCGCCTCATCCAGAAGCTCGGATACGTCATCCAGCGACACTCCACTTTCTTGGTTGGTGTCCATCACTCACTCCAGTTCGCCCGCGTGACGGGCATAAAAAAACCCGCTCAAGGCGGGCTGTAGTTGAATTCGTTGTTATTAGCGGAACATCTTGGCGAGCCGGCTCTGCTCCTCGTACTGCTTGAGCTTGTGCGCGGCCAACTTGCCGGTGTCGATGTAGCCAGTCAGGACCTCGCGGAACTTGCGACTGGTCTTGATGAGCTGCCACAAGGCTTCTTTGCCCTCCTTGTCGCGTGCCGGGCATCCAATCCACTGTTCCATGACTTCGCGGTCGATGGCGTCAAGCGCCTCTTTCAGCAGCTCGTTCTCCAGCAGTTGAAGCGCGATCTGCCCGCGGCCTTGCTGGTCGAGCAGGTCGGAATCACTGGCCATTCGGGAATTCCTCGGTATGACGGGCATGTGTGGCGGCGTGATCGAGGCGAAGAAGCTCCATCTCCAGCTTGAACTGGCGATCCTTTTCAGCCTCGGAAGCCTTGAATTGACGGTCCTTCTCGGCCTCTTGGGACTTCTGCACCATCTCGGCCTGGGTCTTCATCTGCTCGTTCTTGAGCTTTTCCTGCTCAAGCACCACCTTGGGGTCTGGCGGTGGCGGCTGCTCAGCTTCTTGCGGAGCGGTGGATGGATCGACCCAAAACTCTTCTGGATTCTTGAAGCCTGCGTTCTCGGCCAGTCGCGCCTGCACGTTGTAGAACTTGTCCGGACTCATCAGCGCCTTGGCGAATGGCGACTGAGCCACCATGGCCTGGGTCTGAGCAATCTGCTGCAGGAACACGTTTTGCTGCTGCACATCACCAGTGCCGATGCCGACGTTGATCGTCATGTCGTACTGATCGCGCCACTCTTGCGGGTCGCTCTTGACGTATTTGCCGTTCAGGCGGTAACTCAGCGCCTCCATGCCGTTATCGGTCAGCACCTTGAAGATGCCCTGGAACATCGGCGCAACCAGGCACTCGGCGGCGATGCGGGCCATCAGCTTCATACGCTTCTGGCTGGCGTTCATGATCATCTGGGCACCAGTGGCGGTCTTGTTCAGACTGTCGCCATCAAGGCCTTGGCTGTAACGCGTCCACCCGGTGCGGTTTTCCTTCTCGCCCTGCAACTGCTCAAGCATCGGCATGGCTTCGATGCCCTGCCAGCGCTCGGTGTATGGACGCACAGCACCAGGCTGCTTCTCCATGATGATCCCGCCCGGGCGACGGTTGAGCAGGCTGTCTATGTCGGCCTGCGGGTTGCCCTGGGAGTCCATCGTGACGATGGTTTCCTGGTTGTTGGCCAGGTACAGGTTGTCGAGCTGCTGACGCATGATCGTGGTGTGGATACGCTGGAAGTCTTCGACCAGATCAGCCACGGACATGCCGTTGAAGGCATGCGTCATGATGTACGGCGTCCAGGCCGCGATCGGCACATGGCTGCACTCTTGGTTCTTCAGGATGCGGTCACCGAGGCGCACAATGTTGCGGCGCTCTGCAATGCCGTCACCGTCGTAGTCGACCAGCACGTATTCGTCGCGCAGGTAGCCACGGACCATTGTCTGGTCTACCGGGTCTTCGTCTTCCCAGTCATCGAAGCGGCCGCCGTTGTTCTCACGGTAGTCGGTCACGTTCTCGTATGTCGCGGCCCGAACCTCGGACGCTTCCACGTCATAGCCCATCTCACGCAGCTCAGACACACTGCGGCGGGTGACATGGCAGACGTAAGGGCAGTCCTTCAACAGAGGCGAGTCGTGCCGGCGCGAAACCTGCAGCTCTTCAGGAGGGATCGCCACAACGCAGCAATAGCCCTTCTCCTGAATCGTCTTGACCTTCACGTTGAAGCGGCGCGGCATGGGCGGCATGAAGCCGGTGATCTGGAACTGTTCGGCCGCCATCTGCTGGAACTGCTGAGCCTCCTCATCGGATAGCTCAGCCTCTTCCTGCTCGACGATCTCAGCCTCAGGATTGTCTTGCATGAACAGCGCGATCTGCATCTCGTCGACGCCGTTGTAACGTGTGAACGTCGGGACGCGCTTTTTCTCGTGGAACCACTTAACGGCGCCAGTCTTGAGCAGCAGCGCATCCTTGAGCGCGGTGTAGAGGATCAGGAAGCCGTTGTTCTGCTTGTAGAACACGTAGTTGCAGGCGTTGGTGACCTGCTCGGCGCCTTCTTCATCCTCGGGGCCGACAGGCTCGAAGACCACGGCCTTTTCCGAGCTGGTGAACACCTCGATCAGGTCCGGCAGCATGCCCTCGACCGCATCGAACACGTCAGATGCGACGACAGCAGAGCGGCCCTCTTCCTCATTGCCATACGGCTCGCGGGTGTACGCACGCATAGCCATGACGCGCTCTTCTTGCAGCTCCCCATCATTGAACAGGTGAGCCTGGCGCGCCTCATCGCTGAGATAGGAAACCAGTTCGGCGTCGGTCATCTTGGTCATGCGATCACTCGGTTTCGGTATTTGATAGGGGCCGGCGCCGTAGCGGACGGCTGCTCGTAGGCGATGCACATCAGGCCGAACGCGTCTGAGCTGTGGCTGGCCCAGTCATGCGCAGGGCCCAGGCCAATGCCGCGGATTTCGTCTCGTTTTTCGTGATACCAGCCAAGGGCCTCGCGACCAGCCTGGGTTGGCGTCTCGTCGAACCACATGGCGGGGAACAGGCGGCGACCAGCCTCTACACGAAGCATCGCAGCGCCTTTGCCCTGGTTCGGGATTACTGTGACGATGTAGCCGGCAGCCTCGAAGGCCGAGCGGTACGACACGTCATGCACCTTGTCCTGCGTGTCGCCGTCGTGCGGCAACCAGATCTGCGCCTTGTCCGGCGAGTAGCCTTTCGACCTGAGCCAGTTCAGGTGCGCCTCAAGCGGCTGACCCTGCTGCTCGTAGTGATCGAGTACGCGAATCTCTCTGCCGATGAACTGAGCGGCCCAGAACACGAAGTTGTCGGCCTTGGCACCAGTGCCGCCGATGTCAGCGAACAAACGGATGGTCATCAGCGGATCAGCAGCAACGCGACCGATTCGACCCTCGTCCTTCGCCTTGGCCAGATGCTTGGCGAAATAGGCGCCAGAGAGAGCTGTCACGAAGTCACCTTCCCAGATATGCGGGTACTGTTCGGGCCGCTCTTCAAGATCGCGCTGGCGTTCTCGTTCGAGCTTCCCGGGGAACTTGGGGTTGTCGCGCCAGTTGAGCTGGACGACCTTGATTAGATCGTCCTCGATGTTGCGGAACCGGCTCTCTACTGGCGATTTCTTGCGCTTCGGGTTCCAGGTGACCCAGAGCTCGGCGTTCCAGCCCTCGCCCTCTTCACGCAACGTAGGGATCAGCGTCATCCAGGCGTCATCAGTGACCGGCTCGGCTTCATCAACCCAGCAGATCAGGATGCGGCCCTTGGACTTGATCGAGGCAATGTTGCGGTCAAGGCCGGCAAAGGCGAACCAGATGCGTTTGTCGCGGCTCCGGATGAACGTCTCGCCGATCTCGTAGTAATCCTTGAGGAATGGCTGGTCCTCGATCGCCCGCTTGCATTCCTCGAAGGAAGAGTCAGCCAGCGAGTTCATGAACTGGCGGCCGCAGAGCAGAATCCCTGAAACGCCCTGTTTGCCGTACATGTAGCCACGGACTGCAATCATCGTGGCAAAGCTGCGGGTCTTGGCCGAGCCGCGACCACCGTAAGCGCCACGCACGTCGGCATCGCCCTGGAACACTGGAATCAGCTTGTCCGGGATCTCGATCTTCGCAACAGCCATTACATCGCGACCAGTTCGATTCTCGTTACTGGCTCAGACTTACCGCCGCCTTCATCACCGCTGTCCAAGTCGTAAGCTTGACGCTCCAGCGTGATCAGAGTTTTCAGCGTCTCGCTCAACTCTTTCATCACCTTGCTACGGCCTGGCAAACCTGCAACCTTCTGCGCAATCTCCAGCAAAGCCGAAGGGCCTTCTGCATCCGCAAGCTGGTCAATCAACTCACGCAGCGTCCCGTTGTCGTCAGTCATCGCCTCAAGCTCATCCAGCAGCTTATTGGCAAGCCTGCGAGAGCGGCTGATGTCTGTTCGATGACCAAGCCGAACGTTCGCAATGGCCTGAGCGTTGGCATCGATGACGCTGCGATCTGTTACGGCTCTGTCCGCTGTAACAGATTCTGTAACAAGCTGCCTTGTAACGAGGTCTTCAGCCTTGG